AATGACTCAAAATTGACTGTCGCCATTTTGCCGCCATCTTAATAGAAAAAGGGTTACGCTGGAACGTAACCCTTTGATTTGTTTGGTGGAGCTGGCGGGAGTTGAACCCGCGTCCGAAATTACTACATAGTAATTTAAGCTCCAAAAATTCAATCCCTTACCCGTAACTCATTATAATTTAATGGTTTTTAATGGTTTTGGTTTGTAGCTATTAGTACCTTTTTATTTCACTTGCCGCCATTTTGTCGCCATTATACCTCCTTCATTTAGCTGGTTCTTTTTCATTTTTGATATGTAACGCTACCGATTTGGTTAGCAAATGATCGCCATTTCTAAGATGTAAAATACTAGAGTAATTTAGATAAACATTCTTATTGAGAAAATACGAATGATGTATGTTTTCAACGTTATTTTCAGCGGTTATTACTATATCGAAAATTTTTAGGCAAATTTTATCAAGCTCTTTTATACCTGAAGTTAAAGCAGAGGCATTATGAAAGAGGCCGACATAATACCCTCTACTTGACCTAAATACTGGTCGAGGAGATTGGGTTAAAGTACCTAATGTAAGAGTGTGACATATTCTCTCAAAAGCGGACTCTAAGCGATAAAGATTTAATAAAATTTTAATTTTATCTTTAGCGGTTGTGTCTTCTACGCTTTTACACATTAATGGCCATAATCTATCGAGAGCTATATTTATTTTATGCCAATCTTTTTTTATAGAATCTTTAAATATATTGCAAGCTTGGTGGTTGACGCCAGTTTTATATGATGAGTTTTTGTAAATTGAGTTGTAGAGACTAACCGGGTTATTTATTGATAGAGTAAACTTTTCACCCTTTTCGGTAAGACTTAATTCCTTGGATTGTATGTGTTTGAATAAATCTAAGGTGTTTTTGAAATGAGTGTAATAAGAGTCGGAAAGATTCTTTTTTTCGGATTCTTTTATCTGGGTTTCGGTTTGGATAGTTCTGTGAATGTTATTGACTATTGCGGCAAGTGGTACTGAGGCTGCTAAAAAAAGTAAGGGTACTTTTGAAATATTGTAAAATTCCTCATATCCACTTGCAGATAAATCAGGAGCATGCCCCCACCAAGCCCAAATCCCGTAAGCAAAAAATGAAGTAAAAGGGAGTATAATTGCTAACCAGAAAAGCTTTTGATGGAATAAGTTTCTGTGGTCTAATTTCAACCATCCCTTAAAAAATGCATAGGCTATGCATAAAGCCATTGTTAATGTGTGTAAGATTATAAATGCTGTGGAAATGATTGTGTGATTCATTTTCTTTTCCAATTTAATTTGGACAGAGGGTTTTTTGTCACTGCATCTTCTAGATGCTCAGGGGCAAAATGCGCGTAAACCATTGTCATTTTTATGTCAGCATGCCCGAGAATATCTCTTAGCACCAAAATATTTCCACCATTCATCATGAAATGGCTCGCAAATGTATGACGTAATACGTGAGTACATTGGCCCTTTGGAAGTTCAATACCCGTGCGTTCAATAGCCCGTTGGAAGGCTTTTCTACAGGGGGTGAATAACCTCCCTCGTATTTTTGGGATTTCCTTATATAACTCTTTTGATATTGGAACTGACCTATTTTTTTTTGATTTTGTTTTTGTATATGTAATCCTAAATTCTGAAACCTGTGAACGGTTTAAATTTTCTGCTTCACTCCAACGGGCGCCGGTTGCTAAGCATATTCTAGCCACAGTTAATAGATCTTTATTAGATGATTTTTCACATTCAGTTAAAACTCGTTTGATTTCTTCCTCATTCAAAAAAGCCAGCTCTGTCTGGGCAATTTTGAAGGCAGGTAGCCCGCTTAAAGGATTGGGGGCGTTCCAGTGACCTAATTTTTTTAATGTGCCGAATACAGCTGATAAATTGAGCTGCTCTAAATTAACCGTCCTAGGCTTAACTGGCTTCAGATTGAATCCATCTGCATCAACAATTTCACCCATCAATCTCTTCTCACGATAAATCGTAAATGCTCCAGGAGTTACATCAACAGCCAATGGATTTCCTAAGCCAACGCATATTATATTTAGCTTTGCCATCAGACGCTTAGGATCAGCAAGTGTTTGTCCGTACAGAGAGTGCCACAATTTAATTAGTTCTGATAATTTTCTATTATCTGCTTTTTCACCTAGCCAAGGTTTATTATTGACTTCTTCCATGGTGTGATTTTCATATGCAACAGCTTCACCTTTTGTAGCGAATTGCTTTCTTACTCGCTTACCATCCCTTCCATTTGGATAACACTCGCAAATCCACTTGCCTGATGATAATTTCCTAACAGTCATTTCAAACCTTTTGAGTAATACTTACAACTCTGGCAAGAATTTTTATTTCATCTACCTGACAATCGAAAGGCACACCGCCGCCAAGTACTTTTACTTTTTTAACAGGTACAAAAGCTAATTCTCGAATGCTTATTTTATTCTCAATTTCAACTAGCCACTGCCCGTCTGAAAATTCATTTAAACCATTATCTAAAAAGTAAAAATTACCATTTTCACGCAGTATGAAAGGGGAGATTAGGCCGTTCGGGATATAAACCTTGTCGAACATAATCGAACCAGACTCTTTCAGTTGCCCATTAACTAAAATAAAGCTCTTAAGCGTCTCAATATCTGTCTTTAAGAAATCACGCTTTTTGCCATTCCCCGTTGTCAGCCATGTCAGTGAAACGCCAGTATCTAAAGCGCATTTGATTACCAGGTCGGAGGGGAAGGTGTCTCGCTTTTGCCAAGTAGCGAGCGTATTGGCTGACATTCCAACATGCTTACATAAGTCATTTCTGATTGTGAAGCCATAGGCTTCCATAACCCTGTCAATTGCATGTGCTCCGTCGTTTTTGAACATTTTCTGTCCCGATGAAATTTATTTGTATTGACACATTTCAAATGAAATTGTACAAATAAATACGATTTCAAATGAAAGCGATGTAGTGATTCCTATTAGGGGTAGTTGTCACTATGAACCATTAGATACGAATGTGAACCAATCCAAAGGAGATTTTGCCCTATGAATGCACCCATTTCAATTAGCATCCCGCGCGTTTGGGTTTATCCGCATGAGTTTGCTTATCTCGAAAAAATGTCTCTCCATACCGTTTACAAATGGAAGGAGCACGGAAAAGTAGAAATCTTACCCAAAAAAATTCGCAAAGGGTGCAAACGCGCTGGCGGGAAAATCCAGATTAAATATATGAAATACAAAGAAGAACAAACCAAGTTGGCTCTTGGCCATTCCAATTTTGTAATCAATATCACAGGTGAAGATATTCAAGTTCCCGATGAATATCGCACGACTAAGCGCAGCGCAGAACAATAATGCACAAGTTCGAGGATGGGAACATGTACGATTATAAAGTTTCAGTACGCAATTACCTTGATGATGCTTGTCGCGCCTTTTCATTGGCGCACAACGTTACTGATGTTGCCAAAGCAGTTGGCATGCACCCTGCAACGCTGCGTAATAAGTTAAATCCTGAACAATCCCATCAGCTGACTTTGCCTGAGCTGTTAGCAATTATCGATCACACCGAAGACCCCACGATTTTGGATGGCATGCTGCGCCAGATTAACTGCCAGCCATCCGTGCCGGTAAATAACGCTAAGCCTGAAAACATGGAGTTTTGCGCATTAACGGCTGTTGCCAGTGTCGGGGCTATCGCTGGGGAAGCGATTTCAACGGAAAAGATGACCGTTGCACGCCGCAATCAGATTCTGGATAAGGCCAGCGATGCCATTCGTAGCCTGTCCTTGCTCGTCTATTCCGTTGAGAGTCGTTTCCAAACCATGCCGGTACTGGCCGCTGCTGTTGATGTGGTCAGCGCCTCAATGCCTGGCATCGTTGCGTGAGGTGAATATGAGAGAAATAAATGAAAGCGGCGAAACAGATTTTCATGCGTTTCGCCGTGGATATTCAAAAAATGGTGAGTTGCTTAGTGAGGGAATTGATCCTGCTGAGGTAGTCCCTGCGCAAGCGTTTCACGCTCGATATACATCTGAAGGAACTCAATTGTGTCCTTTGCCTGTTCCACAGTCAGACCGGTAAATAATTCCCCAGCCGTAGGCAGCGGAGCCTGATCTTTCAAGTGGTAATGGAAGCGAAGGCAGGCCAAATGATTATGTAAAACGTATTCAAGTTCTGCGGGAATGATAATCGGGACTTGTTTATTACTCATTGAATTTCCTTATTTCTGGCTGTGTAGAGACTCCAGATTACCATGCGCCGGACATGGATATAAGCCGGTACTAATGCGAGGTGTTCATGATTTGTTTTGTGCGTTATCTAAAAAATCAAGCTAAGCCCCCTCAGTTACCAAGTTTTGGACATGGCTGGATTCAACTGCCAAATGGCCGCAGATGGAATCCGGGTTTAACTACCAGAAATAGGGGAGAGAAAATTGAAAGCAAGCGATGAGCGCTGGGTGGCCATTCTCCGTCAAATGGTTTCTGGCCATACCACGCAGGCGCACAAAATATGGGAGAGGCTAAGCGAACATCAGCGCGGCGTCATATTGCATGCGGCTGGTCTTAAGGCTCGCCACTGTCGTTACTCGTGGGGGCAATTTTCTGATCGCGAGCTGCATCAGATAAAGCGCGGTCTGCAACGTTTGAAATGCATGGTCGAAATGTTTAAAGGGCTAGGTTCATTGGCATTTCAGCAAGAAAAGAAACCTTCGCCGTCTGCGCTGCGCTGCGTGCGTTCTGTTCCGACGGTGCCGGGTACCCCTGCATATGAACTTATTCAGGCGCGGCAGCAGCTGCGCGATCAAGTGGCCAATCGTGCCGATTAAGGAGTTTTCATGAAAACCATAGCTGTAGAAAAGAAAGGACTGCTGGCAGATTTTCGCGACTGGGGCATAAGTGCCGAATACGCTAATTTCTTCATGGAAAAGTGTGATGATGATGGTAAATCTGTTGCGCTTCGTACTTTCATTTTCAACGACACAATCCAGCTTCAGGATTCACTTCAATGGCTGTCGGCGTGCGCTGCATTCTGGTGCCGTGCTTATCGCGAGGCCGAAAATAAGATCGCGCAAATCGAGGCATTAAGCGCGATTCGTTCTTTGTACTTTGCTGCGGGTTTTGTCAGCGCTTCGCCTGTGGTTGCGATGATTCGTTCATGGTGGAGCAACACGTTTGAGCTTCATCAATTACCAGCGCCTAACCAATCACAGTCTCAGATAAGCGGTTTCCGCTCTGTACTACTGAACTCTTCTTTTCTTCATCACTAAACACTAAAACGCATGATTTTGCGGCTTCCAATCAGGTGGCCGGGGATTCGTGCGTTCTGAATCAGGAAAAATATTATGAAAATGATTCGTCAGGACTTACCAAATAAATCGGCCGGCAGTGTGGAGCTAATGCAGGAGCTTTGCACAGAGGCGCGGATTGAAGGTGGAAAGGATGTCGCAACGAAATTGTCTGGCCGTCTTGACCGTCTGGCGACTCATGCGGCAAACAAAGGGCTATCTGCTGCTGAGATTGTTGAGTTAATCCGCCAGGAAGCAGAAGCCATCGACAGCAAAGGCGGTGCGCTGTGGCAGTAAAAGAGCATCACATCAAAATTGCCCCGCAGTATTTCAATGCCGTGTTAGATGGCACTAAAAAAGCTGAGCTGCGCAACAACGATCGCGCTTATAAAGTCGGTGATGTTCTTTCGCTGGTTGAATATGCTCAAGGCAGTTACACCGGGCGCGAGTGGGCTGCGGTGATCACACATATTCTGCCGGTGTCTGACGTGATACCTGGTGGCGGTAATTGGGTTGTTCTGTCCATTAAGGCGGTAAATCCCAGCGATGCGCGCAACTACCTGTATTTCGGTTACGCATTATGAGAGTGCAGATTGACGGGGTTTACTCCATACGTGCAATTACGCCAGTAAAGTCGGGCAAAGAGTATCACCTTGTACTGGAAAAGCTGGGCTGGGTAATGATTGATGGCTGTCGTGAGCAACAGCCGCTGACAATGGCAATTTACGCCAGCCAGGTGTTACTGGTGCGCGATCTGGTCTCTGACAACATTGGGCGTAAGGTGCTGCGCGGCCGGATGAATTCCATTGTCAGCTATGTCAGTGAAACCCGCCGCATTGCTGAACTGGCACAAATCGCCCTTGATGAACTGAATCGGTTACAGGCTAAGAATGTCTGAGCACTGTTCTGATCTGCTGCAAGGTGAATATCACGCCGTCAATCAACAGCGGCGTGATTTTTTTGGTATGTCTGCACCGGCTGACATGTCCCTTTCAGAGCGCCGTCTCTGGAATGCAAACCCCGAAGACCATAACTGGCGCAGCCAGTACCTGCATGACATGCCAGACTATCTGGCTGGCTATTTTGGTGACCGCTACCAAAAATTGCTGGCAGGTAATGAAGGTCGTCGTCGTGCCAATGCGTTTCTGCGTAAGACTATTGGCCAGAACGTATTGCCACGCCTGCAACTTGTCAAAAATCGCTACAGCCTTCCGGCCACCGCTGCGCATGAACTGCCGTTCATTAAGCAGCTGGAAAAGCTGGCCACATTAGACAGGCAGAACATCCGCGATCTTGCCTATAAGGTTGGCGTGTTCATGGCGCAAAGCCTGGCTGATTTCACCTCCGCCATTTTCCTGCCAGACGAAACAGAAGATGCGGAAATAATGCTGATCGCCTATCGCTATATAGCTGAGCTAGCGGCATTGACCGGCACTATCCCGCCTTACTGGGCTGAATATCAGTCCGGTAAATGCGTGCTTGAAATGCGTAAAGCGCAGTCTGGCCTGCTACGCATGATGGCACCAGAATGGTGGCGGGGCAGACTGAAGCAAATGCGCGATCTGCAACGTGAACACATGGCCATCGCAGTGGGGCAAGTGCAGAAAGCAGCCTCCGCTTACGTCTCGCGCGGTACGCTGGCGGAATGGGTTGAGCAGAAGAAAAGAAACCGCGAATTTTTCAAGCGTCACGACCTGATAAATAAAGAAACCGGTGATCGCATCGCGCTGGATGAAATGGTCAGCAGGAGTAATGCCAATCCCGCGATACGCCGCCGGGAGCTGATGACCCGAATGCGCGGCTTTGAGGATGTGGCAGAGGAAACAGGCTGCGTCGGGCAGTTTTTTACTATGACTGCGCCATCCAAGTTTCATGCGGTTTACAGCAAAGGTGGCTTTGTCACGCAATGGAATGGCTCAAGCCCGAAAGATACCCAGCGTTACCTCTGCAAAGTCTGGTCAAAAATCCGTGCCGCACTGTCCCGTGAAGGCATTCACGTTTTTGGCTTCCGTGTTGTAGAACCGCACCACGATGGGACGCCACACTGGCACATGCTGCTGTTTATGCTGCCTGAAAACGTCCAGCGGGTGTGCGACATCATGGCGCGTTACGCTCGCGAAGAAGATGCGCACGAGATGAACACAGACGAATCGCGTA